TGTATATGTCCAATGTGTTGATTGTTAATCCTGTTCCCATAACCGTTCCAATTTCTTGGTCAAAGTTTGGTAGAATATATTTGTCACTACCCATTTGGAATTGTCCTCCAACGTAATCAAAAAACTCACCTGTGTTTGTAAATCCACTTGCAGTGAATCCTGTAGCATTTATACAGTTAGGGATGTTTGTAAAGTGATTTAAGTTGTTTGTTGGTGTGTTACCTGTATATTCTGTTACAGTTGAACCTGTGGTGTTTATATATCTATATCCGTACTTAAAATTAGCTGTAACAATATTTGGATATTGATTGTTAATGTTAATTGTATTGTTTGTCTGAGACCAATCATTCTTCCAATAGTACTGCATATGTTCTGACTGAACATAATTAGACATGTAGTTGTATGGTCTCAAGTTGAAGTAGTAATAATATGTACCACCTGTTAATTGAGTATCAAAAGGAACTAATTGCATCCTCCCTACTTTAGTTCCATCACCATATAAATCTACATCAAGTTCCATTGAACTTTCAAATGTTGTTCCTGTTAAAACAATATTATAGTTACCACCTCTTTGATATACCATATCAGTACTTCTTCTAAGTTGGGTATTGTTGTTTAAACCGTTTGCGTATAATTGTTGGTATCCGAATGTTGGCATGTTATAATCCTTCTATTTTATCTAACAAAGTTTCAATTGTTTCACCTGCTGCAGCTTCTACAATTTGCATTATTTGTTCGTTCTTATTTATTTTTTCTAAAGCTATTGTTGTAAAGTTCTTAGGTTTGTTTTGGAAACCAAATCTTCCTATTGACCTTGCAATAACAAATGCTACGCTATCTACATTCTTTTCTGTCTTAGGTAGAAATTGTCCTGTCTTATAATCTCTAATTCTAAAACTTTTTTTGTTATAAATCCACTCTTTAATTGCATTAATGTTTGCAAACTTTCCTTCGCCTCCACCTTTTCTATCATTAATCAACCAATATGCGTAAGTGTCTTCTAATCTTGCACCACCAATTGCTGTAACTCTAATGACTTGTATTCCTTGTTTGTTGTCTTCAACTACTGCACGAATACTATCTCTTAACTTACCACTAGCAACACGATTGGTTAAACCCTTTTGGTATGCACCATATAGGTAAACCTTTTCGTTTAAACTGTCTTTAACAATCTGTGCTACAATAGGTGCTAGTGCTTCTAAATCCATTATCTAACTTGTTTTACTGTTGTTATGATTGATGGTGTTGCTGGTATATTACCACTTGCAGCTTCATAATATAATTGTGCGTGACCATTAACATTCTGAAATACAATTTCATAATAGTCATTTGCTGCTGCTTGAACAATATATTCTACTGTCATAATATTTTCATCATTATTTCTTACTACTGTTTTTGTTCCTGTGTCAGCTACATTTGTACCATTCTTTTTTAACCACAAATATATAGTGTCAGTTCCACCTGTTTCTTTTAATTGTGCGGAGAATGTAATTGAATAAACACCTGTGTTTGCTATTGTTAATCTTGAATTTGACGCTAATGTAACACCATTAGATATACCTGTATTGTTATAAGTTACACTTCCTGAAACATTAGCACTTCCTGATTGTGTTTGAGTTGAGTAAAAATCACCAACGTTAAATTGTAAATTACCACCTACTGTTAATGAACCAGTTACATTTAATGAACCTGTAATTACTGTATTTGACGGTATATTAAATGAACCTGTGATACCATATTTGCTGAAAGCAATATTACCATTACCATCACTTATAACAACTGAACCTGACGCATTATTACCTCCCATTTGTGCTAATGTTAAACCATATCCAATAATTGTATTTGCTGAACCTGTTGTTGGAAGAAGAGCGTCTGGTCCAATGTAATTATTTTTACTACCAAGAAAAAATCCATCACCTGCGTTTGAACCTCCATTAATAACAACATTATTTGAACCTGATATAAACTGAAACATTGCGTTATGACCGAAAGCTGAATTATATCTTGAACCAGAACCAATACCATTATTAGCACCTAACGCTGAAAGAACACCTCTACCTAAACCTGTATTTCTTTCTATATTATTTGCGGACTGAAAAGAGAAAGCACCAATACCAGTATTTCTTGAACCTGAAACCATTGCCTGTCCTGAATTACCACCAATCATTGTATTTTGAGCAATAGAATTAATACTAGCGAAAGAACCTGAACCTAATAATGGCATAATATTAGTTCCAATTGCTGTGTTTAAACCTGTGCCACCACCACCAATACTAAAAAGACCTAATGAACCTGAACCAATTGCTATATTACTTGTTGAAGTTGTGTTTGATCGTAAAGCACCAGCACCGATTGCCACATTTGTAAGTATATTACCACCACCTTTACCTATTGTTAAACCATTAACTAATATATCTTGTGATGTTGATAATGAACCTGTAATTAATTGACTACCACTTACAATTAATGAACCTGTTATAGATTGTGTTGTTGCTATTGAACCTGTTGTTATAAGTCCTGTCTTATCTGTTAATCCACTCGTTCCTGATGAACCATCCGTTCCATTACTACCACTTGAACCATCTGTACCTGAACTACCTGATGTACCACTTGTACCTGAAGCACCTGTTAATTCCATTAACCAACTACTTGATGGTGATGAAATTGATGTTCCTCCACAACCTAATACGTCCATATGAATAGCCCATCCAAATCCACCTGCGAATTGAATTAGAGTTATTACACCTGTATAATAAAATGTACTACCACTAATTTGGTCAACTATATTAATAAAATTACCTACAGCAAAAGCACCATAATCAGCAACGTAAAAATTAATATTAGATCCAACTAAAGAACAATCAGTTACAAAAGATTGACCAAGAGATTGTGCTGTAAATCCTAATCCTGAAGTTCCACTAGTTCCATCACTTCCATTACTACCACTTGTACCATCTGTTCCATCACTACCAGAACTACCTGAAGTACCATCTGTACCGTTAGAACCACTAGTTCCTGAACTACCATCTGTTCCTGAAGAACCTGATGTACCATCTGTACCAGAACTACCTGAAGTACCATCTGTACCGTTACTACCTGATGTACCTGAACTACCTGATGCACCACTGGTACCACTACTTCCATTAGTTCCATTAGAACCTGAAGTTCCTGAAGAACCATTTGTTCCATTAGAACCTGATGAACCTGATGAACCTGAACTACCTGATGAACCATTAGTTCCATTACTTCCTGATGTACCATTGGTTCCATTAGAACCACTCGTACCTGATGTACCATTGGTTCCGTTTGTAATAGGAACATTATTTATAAAGAATGAACCTGATATGTTCACTTCAGTTAAACTCATTTGTAATGGACTATTATCTCCATCACCTGTTTGTATTGTTTGTAATGTATTAGTTAATCCTTGTGTACTATCAGTCATCTTTAATAGACCCTGATAAGAACTTGATACATATTGATTTGTTAATTGACCCATGTTATATTAATATTTTTTGTTTATACTTTTCTCCATACTGTTGATATTGTGTTCCATAGTTCACTTAACTCATACCATTTCTTATTTTGTGTTACGAATGGTAATTCAGGAAGAACACATCTGTTATAATCAAATGGTTGTGTTATTTGTAAGTTCATTGTCCATCCTCCTAATACTGTTTCAAATCTTTCAAGGAATGGGTCACACGTTGCGTTCCAATTACACTCATACTCACTTAAATACAATACTGTAAATACATCCTTACAAATTTCTAAACCATCGTTCATCACATCTCGTTGATTTGAATAATCATCTTCCACTATATCTGATATTATTATTTGAAAGTTATATATCATTTCATTCTGTGCCAGTGTTGTTTGACCTGGTACAATATACATCCTCGTATATAACGGTTCTTTATTGGTCTCAATATCTAATGTTAATTGTGTTACATCACCAAACCCATAAGAGTTAATCTGTTCGTGTGCTCTTGCTATCTCTTTTAAATCATCCAATATTAATTTGTAATTAACTTCATTAACTGATGTTGGTAATGTTAATCCTGATATTGGTAATACACAAGTATTATAATCAAACGGTTGTTCTATTGTTATGTTCAATGTCCATCCACCTAATAGTGTCTCATATCTTTCCAAGAATGGTTCAGCAGGACTATTCCATAATGGTTCATAATCTATACTGAATCCACCGAATGTTGCTGTATATGATTGATATAGGATGGTCCATACATCTTTAACCGTTTCCAATGTGTCAGACATAACATCTTCCTGATTGGATAGGTCAGCATTAATAATATCACATATGATAATAGAGAAATTATAGTCCAATCTATTCTGTGCAAGTACAGTTTGACCTGGTACCACATACATTTTCATATATACAGGTTCCTGTTTGGTCTCTATATCCATTGTAAGTTGGGTAATATCACCATAACCAAAAGAATTAATCTGTGGGTTATAATAAGCTATACCACTTAAATCCTGAATAATCTGTTTGTAGTTCACCATATTAGTAAATATAAAAAAACCAAAAGCGTATTATGAATTACGAGCTTGTTTCATAATTCTTTCTTGCTCTTCATCGTAGTTTATTAAAAAGGATAGTTGGTTCAGAACTTCAACCACATTTGAGTCATATACTATTTTGTGTTTTGTAAAATCGTTTCCAGATAATCTATTGACGACAATGAACCATCCGTAGACCTTTTGAAAAGACCTTTCATTATCATCTTCCTCAAGGACCATACGAGCTTTATCTTCGTCCATATTGATAATGTCTTGATCAAAGACAGCTGGAAATAACCTGAATATCTCTTTGCGTAGTTGATAAAAAAAAACTGTGCTGAAATGATATAGTTACAGTTTAGTTTGTTTTTGAATAGTTCTGCCCGTTTCTGCATGGACTTAATATCATACTTCTCAATATCAAAATCATGTTCTGACCTTTCTTCTGTGATTGGTCTATACATTATTGCTGCAAGTATGTGTAACATATCCAATAACTCATCACTCTTTTTGGTACTGATTGTATCAAGGTCCATAAATTCAGCAAAGGTTAGGTCCCTCCAATTAGGAAAGAACCCATAATTTACCCCATCTAAAGTAAATCTGTCCTTGAATTTGGGTGTCTTTAATGGTAATAAGTTCAATATCTCTAACGCCAAGTAATGTACTTCCTGATAATCTGCTTCCATAACTTCCTCAAGTGGTACATCACATACCAAATTAAGTAGTTTAGCAGCAAAATAATCTTCCGTAAATAAATCTTTTATCTTATATATCTTAATATATTGTCCTATTGTTATTTCTTCTGGTAGTTTGTACTCCTTATCGTTCAGTTTAAATTTTATCATATTCTTCCCCATTTTTTATCCTTGTTACTAATCTTGTAATTACATCCACATGATTTAGTATTATTCCTTTCAACGTTTTGTATTATAACCATCTTCTCATTACCACAATCACATTGGAATATTCCTGTCTTATAATTTTTATTACCTGACTTGGTATATCCTGTACGTTTGATTAGTGTTAGTTTGTTTTGTTTTTCTCCTATATCCATATAAATAATATACACTTTTTATTAGATAAAGGAAATTGAATATTTACCTGTGTTCTTTAGTGTATTAACTTCAAATAACATCTTCATCATAACAGCATCACTTATATCGGGTGATGTTCCCAATATCTTTTTCATTTCATCCTTACTATGAACACCAATCTTATTGTCCTTATCTGTGTCTTTTAATCTTACTGATAATAGTTCTTGAGTTAAAGTGTCTATTGTATTTGGGTCCATAACGTTAATACTAATCTTTCCCTCCTTAATCATCTCGCTCAACTTAATGTAGCACTGACTTTTAAGATTGGTATAGTTCTGTTTATGTAATGGACTACTATTGTTTATAAAGTTCTTCCCACGTATTTGGTCAGCAACACCTCCACCAACGCCATCTGAATCCACAACTATATTAGATGGATGTACCCCGTATTTCTGTATTAGACCCTTTATTTCTTCACTCAAATCTGTTGTTGATAGTTTGGTATAGGTTAGTATTTCGGTGATGACGTTCCCTACCCATATCACTATTACGGACCTATCTGAACCGAACCTTGCTACGTCCACACTCATATACTTCTTATCATCCACATTTGGTGCTGACTTGAATATACTTGAACTGATTGTGTCAAAATCAAATAAACTATCTTCTTCTGTTTCATAATTCCAATCACCAAGGTATAAACGTTTCATTTGTTTTGGTGGTAGGTTTCTTAATATCTCCAAATATTCTGGTGGTAGATTTTTATTATCTGTTGGTAGTGCTTGTACAAATATCTTATATGGTTCTAATGTTTCATTAATATGTGGTGTATAAAATTCTGACTTTAACCAACTGTTTGTTGGGTTACAACTCATAAACAATTTTGGTGTTAGTTGATATTCATTAATCTTATATCTTAATAATGAACGTACCACATCATACGCTTGTCTTGAGACCTGACTAATCTCATCTATAAAAGCAATAGTAACTTCTAATCCACCCAATGAATCGTAGTTAGGGTCTGATGGATTGTATTGTAAATCTCTAAACACTATCTCACTTCCATTGTAGAACTTAATTTCGTTAGATTGTTGGTTATAGGTATAATGTTCAGGCGTGATTCCATGGTCCTTAAATAGGTCTAATAATGTCTTTATCGTGGTCACTCGTAATTGTGTTAAAACTGTACGACCTATCAACGCCCTAATACCAGGATAAGTAAGACACATATATAGAACCCATACAGAACCCAAATAGGATTTGCCACTTCCTTTAGCACCACCATATAACACTTCTCTATGAGTTTTATCAAGTAATAACTTAAATGTTTCATATTGTTTCTTATGTAATTTAATTTCCATTAAACATCCATTGGTTGTATAATTTCAACGGTACGATTATTTTTCATTGATAGATGTGCCAAGTGTGTGACCTTCTGTTCATCAGTCATCGTGGACATTTTTTTCATTTCCTTTTCATACATCTTCTTTACATCTCTATCCTTTTGTCTTTTATATCTTCTTGCTATTCCCATATTATTTTATTTCATTTTTAATTCTTGCTTCAGCTATCTTTATATATTCTTCTTCCTTCTCAATTCCAATAAAATCAAATCCACCTCGTATTGCTCCTTTACCGGTACTTCCACTTCCCATGAACGGATCTAATACGACCCCATTTACTGGTGTTACTAATTTAATTAGGTATAACATTAGTGCTGTGGGTTTAACTGTTGGGTGATTGTTCTTCTTTATTGTTTCAGGTCTTTCAGTTCCATCAGGATAAAAATCACCAATACCTTTATGACCTTCATTACCATTCCATAATTTATTTTCTTTATTCTCAAATCCATCCAACCCTTCATCCCTATCTTTCTTGGACGCCTTGGGACAATAGAAGAAACGACTTGCACCACCTTTATCGTTATGTGATGTTATTTTACCTGTTCCAAACATTTCACCTGTTGGTGTTTTTGTTGTTCTTTTATCAGGTGTTGATTTACTAATCCCCGATTGTTGGTCTAATACTTGTCCCGCCTCTTCGTCAAATATAATATTAGCGGGCCATCTACCTGTATTGTTCGGTTCCCAATCTTCTGTTCTTCCTTTATCTAATTCAACTCCCCATCCTGTTAAATCATTTCCTTGATTAATTACTTTTAAACTTGGTTTATCATCATTATATCCAATCCTACTCTCATCTATATTCAATCCACCCGTTCCCCATTTTAATACATTTTCCGCTACACTCTTTTCACTTAATGGTTTCCTTGCCATAACGATTGGTTCATGTGCAGGTTTTAACGCCGTTCCCCATCCTTCCCATTCACTTGTTCCTTTTGTTATATTATAATCAATTCTATCAGCGTCCTGCCATTTATCATAAAAACTTTTTTCACCATCAAACTTGATATTATTTGTAACACCAACAACTTCCCTGTCATTCCCTTGTAACTTATCCACCGCCTTACCGATGTTATGTGATTTAGGAAACCCTGAACCATACACCCACATAATTTGGTCCCTTATCTCAAACCCTGCATCCTCAATCCTTACCACCATTCTATGATATGTTCTACTACCACTAAACGATAATAGATGACCACCAGGTTTTAATACCCTTAAACATTCTATCCATATATCAGTTGATGGAACATCGTAGTCCCATTTTTTTGACATGAAGGATATTCCATACGGCGGATCCGTTACGATACTGTCCACCGAATTATCTTCCAATTCTTTTAGTTTGTCCAAACAATCTCCTAATTCTAATCTCATATTTATATATATATTTTATTCAAAAACGAAGTTTTGAGGGTATTAAACCCAAAAAAATTATTGGTCCAAATTAATTGAAATGGTTATTGGTTGACCATTAGTTGTAATATCAACTTTCTTAACTTCTAACTGATGTATTTTTGCTATATCATTTAGAACCTCACGTTCAGTACGTTTATTATTGTCTTCACGACAACGATGCAATAAGTCGTATAATTGTGTTAAGTGATTTTCTAATATTTCTTCTGAATTTTGACTATATCTTTCCTTCATTCTTGTTCTTGCTTCCTTCCACCACGTCTCCGCGGTTCTTTCTGATACATCAAATTCTTTTGCTGCTTTCGCTGCAAACTCTCGGTACGATAAATGTTCGTACAACATCATTTCAAATATTCGTGGCATCCTACTCTCAAACTCTAATTCGTTTGATTTACGACCACCTGCTGCTGCTTTCGCCATCTTATATTAATTTTAATGTGTTTCTAACATAATGTTCCATTTTGATATAAGCTCTATTCTTACAACAACTATATACAATATGTTCATTGAATAAATACATATATATGTCATTTACTTTAGTTCTTATCTCTATAGTCATACCACTAACTCTTAACGCTTCAAGTGCAAATAGTATTTCCTCGTTGGAATATTTCTGTTCTGTTATTATTTGTTCTTCAACCTTTTTTACTTTTCCCATTCCATATTGTTTTTATTCCATAACGCTAATTCGTAAGCCAATTGTCCATCAGGTGTGTCAGGATAATTTGATCTTAAAATTGATGTTGGTTCTATTATATCTATATTGTTATACCAATCATCCACCAAGTTTATTTCTTCTTTAGTTGGTTCTCTTTCATCCACCGTTACTAACTTAACTGTTTTTGGATTCTGTATTACCTTTTCTTTCTTACCGCAGTTACATCCCATCTTTAATTGTTTATTTTGTTTATTATGTCGGTTTTAACCTGCTTTCTTATTTCATTAATATAACGACTAATTGATTGATTTGGTATGTTTGTTTTTCTACTTACTGCTTTCATACTTCTATTGAGTGAAAGATATAAGTCCAATAAACTTTTCTTAAACCAATCTAATTCTGAATAGTTTAATTCCAATAGTTGATATATCTGTTCTTGTTCAAATTCTTCTTGTTCATATGATAAGTCCCAACAGGTTGCTACGTCCACATTCATTATCTGTCTTTCCCTCCTTATACGATAGTGGAAGGGACTGGTCTTGCTGAAGTAATTAATCCTCATCACCGCAACGATATAATACTTTATACTATTATCATCATAACTCTTTAGAGTTATTACCTCCTTATCATACAACTGTATTATACATTCATGTAACAAGTCCCTCGTTAATGGGTCTTGCTTGGTCATCTTCATCCCAATATTATATAAATGATAATAGTTTTTTTGTATATAATCCTCTATTTCTTTAATCATTAATTAATTTTCTACAATCAAATAAGACCTGACATACTGTATATTCTTCGTCTTCTTCGTTTGTCATCAAACTACTTTCTAATACTTCATCTAAAAATGTAATTCTATTTATGGTTGGATCAAGATGTTTATCAATGTGTGTTAATAATACATCAATAATTTTATTACATACTTTTACTTTTTGTTGAGATGTAAAATCAGGATAAGCTTTAGGTATATCAAAATACCCAAGTTCTATATGTTCTTTATTTCTTGTCATAATTATCTTTTATAATTCTCATAACTGTTGCTGGTGATATACCATAAATATTACCTATCTTGATATAAGTCATTCCTGTTTCTCTTAATTCCAATAATTCATTTCTTTTTAAATATACTGGTGACCTTTCACTCCCCTTATAATTTCCAAGATTTATATATTTAAATTTCTTAATTGGTTTTTCCCATTTCTTATTCTCATCTTTAAATCCTTTCTTGCTCCATACACCATTTGGATTTAGTTTCCAACCTAACGCTGTTAGAAATTCTGTTACCTGTTGTTCTTGATATATATCAGCATAATCTCCTGGTGTTTGTTTAACCCTTTCACTTCCACCATTATTGATTTTACGCTCCAAACTTTCTTTTCTTCTATATGTTGCTTCCTTTTCTCTTACACATACAATACACTGGTACCTATTTACATAAAATTCATTCATATTCTTAATTTCATTACAATCCTTACATCTACGTTGACCTTTCAATACCTCCTGTTGTGATTCTTGGACCACTGGTTGGATTATCTTTTCTTGTTGAAGTACTTGTTCCAATAGTTTTTTTTGTTGTCTTAATTTGAGTTTATAATCTCTTGCTTTTTGTCTTGTACAATCTAAACAAATTAATCTTGTATAAAACTTTTTATGACCAGAATGATAATAAGTATAATACTCTTTTTCATCTTTTTCAACCTTACACTTGGAACATATCTTCATATAAATACTTCTATAAATTAAAAAGACCCAGCACCCTATTTTTTAATTAGGATACCAGGTCAGGAGTTGAGTTTATTACCAGGTATGATAATAAATAAATATAAACTATCTAATCTATATCATCAAGTGATAAAAATTGTTTTGTTTGTGTAATTACTTTTGAATATTGGTTGAGGATTATATCATCACCAGAACTTCTTTCTGTTGAGGTTAGTTTCTCCAGCATAGAAATATATTCATTCCTTGCGGTTGAAGGTAGATTATAAAATTCCTTCAACGATAGTTCTTTATCTCTCCAAGTCCAGCCTTTCTTTTCTTTAGTCATAATCTTTATATATGTATATAAATATATACTAAACATTTATAATTCTAAATGTTGTTATTTTAGTACCTGTGATATAATGACGAAGTACACTACCTACTTGTGGTTGTTCTTGTTCTAATATGGTCGCCATGTTTAAAGTAAAATTACCATTAACACCTTCTAATGTAATTAAATAACTATTCATAGGTCTTTCATTCCACATAAACTGTGTGATAAGTTGGATAGTTTGTATTGTTGAGATATATTCAACTCCTTGAACATAAGTTTCTTTCTTTTGAGATAGTTGTTGTTTTAACCATTCTACATAACTTCTATACTCGTAAGCCATTTCAAAACCTTCTTCGCAATTAGTATTGTAATACTCTACGCTTCCTTTAAACCATACTTGTAATTCCTCTTGGGTCATTTTATTTTATTTTAATGTTTGTGAATAAATGTCTTCTTGTATGTGATATTGTTCTAATTCTTCTTTATTCATTTTCTCTCTTTGCTCTTTTGTTTTATATTCAAATTTATCTTTTACCTTATCTTCATCTTTATCTTTTAATTTATCTTTCTCTTGTTCTTTATCTTCTTCTTCTTCTTTGGGGGTATTGATAGGGTATGTATAGGGTATTGATAGGGTATATATACCCTTTAATTCTTTTACAATACCCAACTGAATTAATTTATTAATTGCTGCAATAACTGCTTTATTCTTACTATTAAGAAAATCATATCCATACTGGAAGGTACAGAATTTAGTTATTAAACATATTTCTTTATTAATTTTAATTAACCTGTTATTGAAAATAGATAATAACTCCTCAACGGAGATGTTCGTAGAACAGAAGTAATTTAAGTTTTTAATATTAATTTTCCATAAACCTGCATTATCGCAGTGGTCTAATAAGTAAATCCAAATTAATTTCTGCTCAACAGTTAAGTCCATAAACCAACTATCTTCCCATTTCTGATTGTCTGTAAATCTCTTTGCCATATAATATTGTTTTATATAATTATAAGATTTATTTAATTAATTTCAAAATCTGCCGAATATTTCTTTTTCCCCATAATAATTGAAAATGTGGAAAAGTAGATATGAAAATATTCCCAAACTTTCCAAAAGTTTCATATATTTATATAAACAAATCAATATAATATGGCAGATTTTCACAACAACCTCGGAATAGATGACGAGGAACTTACTCCATTAATCAATATGGCTAAAAGTCAAGATAATAGAGTATTATGTATTTTTAATACTATACCTGATAAAGTAATATCAAGATGGCCTATCCAAAAAATCTATAATAGATTATATAAGGGTAAGAAATTAAGTGACTTATCTTTAGGTAGAACATTAAGAAACTTAAGTGCAAAAGGTTATTTACTTATTGTAGGTAAAGAAATGGGAGAAAAAGGAGTTGATAATTTTATCTATAAACTTAATCCTAATCCCCCTCAATGTAAAAAACCATTACCAAAAAAGGTTGACGTTAATTTAATCTTTATTGATAATCCAGATGGAACAAGGGATTTAAATTACCACGAAATGTTACAGACATTTAACGCAAAGTTCAATTCAGCAAAAGAAGTATTAAAATTAAAAAATCAAAACTAAATGAAAAAAGTAAAATTAAAATTAACTGAAGACCAATTAAATTATATACTTGAGTTAATACGAAAAGATATTAATAATCAATGTGGGTTATTAATTGACCTTCATAATCTTAATTCTGATGATAGTAGTTATGAAGAAGAAGAATTACAACTTGGAAAAATAAAAAATTTACAAGCAATTATTACATATCAATTAAATTAAAATGAACACACCAAGAATCCCAACAAAAGACGAGATAATCGTTCGTCAATCACAGTTACAACGAGCAATAGAGATATACACTCTATTGGGACAGAAACCATCAGTACAAGAGATATGTAGATTATCACAAATCCTATCGGAGTTTATCTTCACATGGGATGAAAAATCTGAATCAATGAAGAAGTTTGATAAACATATCACAGGTGAATTAAAAAAAGATTTAATTACAGACCTAACAAAAAAGAAATAATATGGAAGAACTAACAAAATATGTTGCAGACAACTACAATGGGTTATTTGAGATATACTCAACACAGATTGAGGAACATGAAATGACCTTTGAACAGTTTTGTATTACGATGTTTATCGCTCAACTTAAAAATAAATAAAATGGAAAAATTTACAGAAGACGAATTGGTTGTAGTCAACTACACATTAAAAACTTTATATTCAACTATACAACAAGAACTTGATAAAATACCTGATGGATATGAAGCTACTCAAGAAGTTACAACAATGAAAGTTATAGAAAATATACTTGAAAAAATAAATAAATAATTTGGTAATACAAATTCTTTTTCTTATATTTATAATACGATGGGGGTGGATGTATAGTTTTATTACTTATTGCCATTTGTATATTGATTATCCTTCCCCCATCTTTTAATATGTTTCGTATTGATGTTTGTTCATAACTCCCTCATCGTTTATTCGGTGGGGGTTTTTTTTGAATGTTGTTTGGCAAATCCCACCATCATATTCTTGCCAAACAATATTGGGACGGATCACAAATGTGGATAAGTATGTGGATAAGTTTATTAAAATATATTTGGTGGGTAAGTTAGGATATACTAATTTTGTGTCTTAATAAATCGGGGGACAGCGTATCTGAACAAAAAAAGTTATGAGTATGAATCAATCAAATTACGACATTACCATTATCGGTACATCCATTGACCATCGTTGTTGGACAACCCTTATTATTAAAGGTGAAGAAAGACGAGTTAAACATTTTGTTGAAACACATTTTAAGACAGATTTAATAGCTCCTGTTATGTATCCATTTTGGTCTTTTGAAGACACCTACGAAATTACATTACTTCCTAAAGATGATGAATTAAAAGATTAAAATTAAATTTGGTGGGGGACTAACAATCCCCTACCTTTACACAAATCAAATTAAAAGTTATGAAACAATTTACAAATTACACTTCAGATGAAAGATTTAATGCGGAACCAACAATTTTCCGTCACTTTATATCTATTAGTACTAAATTTTTACCAGGTGATGTTCTTGATGCTGAACTTCTTCGTCAGTTAGATATGGGTGATATTACTGACGTACTTGTTCAAGGAGTTAATGAAGACGGTTATGATATTTTCTTTACCGCTGATAATACTCGTTGGGTATTAGAAGTTTTAGATACTCTTGAACGTTCAGATAATTATCAAATATTTTTTTCCCTTTATAAATCAATAAAATAATATGAAAAAAATTACATTGACCTATCAGTTATGGGTTCGTTGTGACCAACAAATTGAAGTACCTGATGATTATGTTGTACCCACAGATAAATCAGGGTACGCTCAATTTGAAGACCTTCGTGAGAAATATCCTGACCATGAGATATGGGACACTATTCCTGATAGTGATGGAGACGACACTAATATACACGACCATTTAGATTATGTATCAAGTTGTGGATTAGACATTCAAGAAGAAGGTAAAGTATATACTCCTGATTTTAGTATTGAAATAAATTAAAAGTTATGAAAAAAATACACTTATATTGCCATTGTAAAGATTGTACTATTACAATTCAAGATACTATAACATGGAACAATGATGAAGATTTAGGAATTTATATTGATAATTTTCACGACCAAAAAAATAGATTGTATAGACCTTATAATAGTTATTGGGCGTACTATACAACCGATGAATTAACTCCCGATGAAAAAATAATAATTGGTGTTGATTTTGGTGACAGAATAAAAACTTTAGAAGAATTTAATAGATTATAAACTATCCCCCAAACATATAGATTAGGTTTTTCATAACTGTATCCTAATCTTACCCTGTCGTTCTCTACGATGGGGTTTTTTATATACTACCTTTTAATTTTTTATTCTCTTGTTTCAAACTTTCTATTGTTTGTTCCAATCGTACAATATGTGTTGATAAATCTTCTACCTTTTTAGATAAGTCGTCAATCATTAATTGATATATCGTTAAGGACTTTTCTAAATTTTCTAACCTGCCGCCCTCAATTTCATTTTTTGATTTACGGAAACCAGCAACATAACCAATGACGGTTGTTGCAATTGCCCCAATAATTTGATATATATATTCGTTCATCTTCTATTGTTCGCTTGTTCTTTTGGTGTAGCCCATTCACAATTATTTGGACCATAATTACCATTATTATTTATTCTATTAATACTGTAAAATTTATCTGGTTTTAACCCCATATCTTTTACAAAATTATTAAAGCCTTCTTCACCTAACCAAATATCTTCAACCTTTATTCCACGACCACCATATAATCTATAATCTTCACGTTTTTCATTATAACATCTACGTTTCATATCACTATAAGTTGACCATAATGGATGATAATAATTTCCATGTTTGGTAAATCTTTTTACTCCACGTTCTGTTGCGACCTCAATGTTATAACAACCACAAGATTTTATTTTCCCATTTTTTAGATGTTGTAATAAAACCTCTTTTTCTTTTCCACATTCACACTCACATAAAAATCTTCTTATAGATTTACCTGATGGTTGTAAATGTTTTTCTAATTCATATTTAATAGTTAATCTACTAAATTTTGTTCCTGTTTCAATTTTTTCATTTCTAATTCTCATATGTCTTTTTTATAAAGATACGAAAATTATTTCATATTATCCACACTCTTAATACCCACAATCGGTACAAGGCGGGTCATAATGTGCTCTATCACTATACACATCCAAATTCCTCATTGATTGAGCCAATGAATATCCATAACGAGATGTATGATTTAAAAATATTGGTGAGTTGTATTTATCCGATTTATCAGGCAACATTCCATCTCTTGTATTTTGTGATAAGTACGCAGGAAATATTCCTTGACCATATCCAATGATAAGATAATCTTGTAACCTCATCATGTAAAAGTCAGAACGTTGTTTTTGAATTGTACGAAGATATTTCATTGTCTCAATATCAACACCATCTCTACCTCCATCAACAGCACCAGCTTTAACTATACCTACGTTCATTGTTCTGAAATGTATATGTGGAATCATTTCGTAATAACTTACTTGTATAAGGTATGGACTGATATATTCATTAACCAATGTTAATTCATCAGATGTAAAAGTATTTCCTGTTGAACTTACTTTAGATAATAGTTGGTTATAAAATAAAGTTCCTAATAATGGTTGTAATTGAATATCTTGACTAATACCAATTTCAGCACGGATTGTGTCCATGTCCACATTCTTATTTACGTTGGTGAACGCCTTTAATTTATTTTCGCTTACGAGTAAAACGTTTGCCATATTATATTTGTGTTGGGGTTTCTGGTTTATCTACAACTAAAGGTGCTTCATTTACATCACCTGTTTCATATATAGACATTGGTTTAATTTCAAAAGTTGTTGGTACACCAAATTTCATTGTAACTAATTTATCAAATACACCTAATAATTGTTTTTGATATGGTTGTATAACTGATTTACGGATGAAAGTAATATGTGTATCAATCTCATCTTTTGATCCTAATTTGTTTGCTGTACTAATACCAAATAATTCACCACTTGATATACGGTGACCTGATAAGATTGTTCTTATAATATCATCATAAATTTGTGAATAGTATTGGTCATTACCTGATGTTGCAATTTGTGTAATTTCAGGACTTAACTCCTTACTTTCGTTGAATGATATGATTGGTCTACCAGCGTTATTAACACTTGTAAATTGACTCTCTAACGCTCTTGTTACTAAACGTTGTTCTTCAGGACCTGGTAGTCCGTTATTCATATTAATCCATAATGAAGGCATCATACCATTCATTAAATTATTTGAGTGAAACTCTTTAATCTGTACATCAATATTAATTGCTGCCAACGCTCCACTATAATCAGGATGTGGATAATATGATTGTGATGGACTATATTGTTTGTAATAATATATTTGTGATGGTCTTCCATCTTCTTGACTAAACGCATCATATTCTGTAACAGGGAACTTCTTAATATTAGTCCAATCAGCAGAATAATAATATCTTTCAATCTTATCACTTTCAGGATTAATCTTACCACTTCTTAATCTACTAAAATCAATGTGGTATATTTCAGCAATACTCTTTCTATCTCTACTCCAAATACAATTAACCGCGAACCCACCAAATAGAACCAAATCTAACGCACATTTCTCAAACACTTCATCCATTCTTTCCTTATCGTTAATAAGATAAATTGTAGCCATTGGATTGTTTAATGAAACAATACCATCACCCATTATCTGTTCTTTTTTTGATGTTACAATTGCTTTATGAATTGCACAATTATTATATCTACTGATTAGGTATTGAGGCATGATATTACCTTCACCATATAATACATAATCTAATCTGTTTAAAACTTCAGAAAAGATTGGTAGTAATGGTTCTTGTGTAAATTGTGCTCTACTTAATTGGTATTTTTGTTTTTCTTCACTCATAATTAATCTTGTATGTAAATGTAATTGGAATTATCCTCGTCAGGTGAAATGTATTGTGTAAATGTATTTCCTTGTTCTGTTGTACCTAATAAACGAACCATACCCGTATAAACTAATTGTGTACCATTACCAAAAATTTCTAATTGATATTGTCCCTCGTAGTTTAAATCATTAACAGATAAATCCAATACAATTTCACAATACCTAATATTTTCAGCGAACTGTAAAGGATTAGATGTGCTTATGGTATAAGATTTAACCTCTTGTGATAAGATGTTTAAAAAAGTAAGTGTATATCCCGAAAAGTCGGTTCTTGAGTTATTATTGATATTTAACACCAATTCATTAACTT